GCAGCGGGATGAGGGTCGTGCCGATGACGATGATGCCGCCCCCGGCCATGAGCTGTTTCATCTCAAAGTTAATGAAACAGCCCACGGCGGGCGGCGGCATCCTCGGTCAGCATCACCCCGGTTCCTCTACTATCCGGGCCTAATGTTGCGATATTCAGTTATTTCTCGCGGATAATCCTGCGTTTATCCGCCTTATCGTTGAAATTGAAATGGATTTCCACAGTCTGGCGAACAGTCTCGCCGTCTATGTCCTCGTGGATGACGATTTTCTGAACAAGCCGGTTCAGCGTCACAGCGTCCAATTTCTGGATGTCGGCATAGTCCTTGATGATTTCCAGCCAGCGTGTGCTGTCCTCCTGCTCCTGGGTCTGCTGGGCCAGCCGTTCCCGGTTCAGCATGACGCGGTTTTTCAGCGTGGCCTGCTCCGTCTGGCTGTTCTCCAAGATGCGGTTGAAGTTGTCCTCGCTGATGCGCTGGGCAATCATGTCCTCATAGACCCGGCTGATGATGCGCTCCAGAGCGGTGATGCGTTCGCTGTCCTCGTCAATGCTCCGCTGGATGGCCTCACGCTCGGCCTGCTCGTCCGCCTGGCAGTTCTCCCGGAGCTGGGCCGCTGCCTCCTGTTCATCGGCAAGGGCCTTTCTCGCACAAGCCCTAATCTGTTCCAGCACGATGTTGTAGAGCGTATCATACTTGATGCGGTGCTGGGTACAGTGGGCCACGCCGTACTTGTTGTACCGGGAACAGGTGTAAATCCGTTCGTTACCTTTCTGATTGGCGCGGCGGATGTTCAGGGTGCTGCCGCACTGTCCGCACTTCACCAGACCGGCAAATAGGCTGAAATTACCCCATGCGTCCGGGCGCTTCCGGCTCTTGACTTTCTCCTGCACAATGTCGTAAGTGTCCCGGTCAATGATGGCCTCGTGCATCCCCTCAACGATAATCCAGTCCTCCCGCTTCTTGTCGCCCATCCAGCCGATTTTGAAACGGTAATTGACCTTTTGAGAGGCAATCGCGCCGATGTAGACCGGGTTTGCCAGAATACCCTGGATGGCGGTGAAGTCCCAGATAAACCGCCCTCGCTCCGGGTTCTCCCGTTCAAACTTGGTTACATGGTCGCGCAATCCCTTTTGCCGGTTCCACCATGCGGGGCAGGGGATTTCTTCATCTTCCAGCCTGCGGCGGATGCGGTTGGGGCCGCTGCCGTTCTTCGCCCACTCAAAAATCCTGCGGACGATCCATGCGGTATCCTCGTCAATGAGAAGATGGTTTTTGTCCTCCGGGTCTTTGCGGTAGCCGAACGGGGCCAGACAGCCGGTAAACTTGCCGGACTTGGCTTTTGTCAGGTAGGACGAATGGACTTTCTTGCTCACATCCCGGCTATACATCTCGTTCAGCAGCGAGCGAAACGGGGTTATCTCATTCTCAACCTCGCTGTCTACGGCATCGTTCAGAGCGATATACCGTACCTTCTGCCGCGGGAAAAAATCTTCCAGCAGTTGGCCCACCTGCAAATAGTTCCGGCCCAGCCGGGAGAGGTCTTTCGTCAAAACCACATCGAACATTTTCCGCTCAACCGCCGCCAGCATCTTCTGAAAGTCGGGGCGCTCCATGTTCAGGCCGGTGTACCCGTCATCCGCTAATGTCAAGCACGGAACAAAAACAAATTGTAAACAAACCGTGAACGATGTCGAATATGAGAAATTGGCTTTATTTCATGGCAAGCGAGTTAATTTTTCTGAGGGGATTCTCCGCCCAAGTCCCCGGAGGGAGAATCCCCTTTGTGCTACGCTCAATTTGCCACGCTTGCTTTCATCAGCTCATGCAGTATCTCGGTGGCCGTCTGCGGGACCATGCCATCGGCACAGACCACTTCGACAAGCCGATCTTCCAGCCAGCGCAGATAAGCGTCCGTCTTTACCACGTCCCGGCCCAAGCGGGAGAGGTTTGCTACCAGCAGAAGGTCAACTTTCCCAGCGTCTACCGCATTAGAAACCTCGGTCAGCCCCCGGCGGGAAAAGTCCAGTCCGCTGGCCTGTTCTGCGGTAGTACCTGCGATCTCAAAGCCCTGCTTTTCGGCAAACGCCTCCAATGCTGCCTGTTGAGATGCCAGCGCACGAGCGTCAGGGTACGCGACCCTGCAATAAATCCAGGTCCTTTTATGCTCCATTCTGATGCTCTCCTTGTAAATCAAGTATCAGCTTTTCCAGTTCATCCCGGTAATTCCAGGCGATTTCAAACCGATCACCAGGAAAAACAAGGACTTCTTTCAAAACCTCCGCCGTAATCTCACTGGTGATTTCCTTCACATCCAGATACTTTCCGAATGTAGAAACAAATCCGTTCCGCAAGCTGCCATCCGCGCCCATGTTTTCCAGCGCGGCCTCCAATTCGCTGATCCGGGCGGCGGTATCATCCCGCTGCTTGGCTGCGGCGGTTTTCGCCGCAAGATATTCCGGCTTGCCGATCTCTCCCAGCGCAAAGGATTCATAAAGGCCGCTGATCTGCTGGGAAAGCCTCTGGTGTGTCTCCCGCAGTCCGGCGAGATTTTTCTTAACTGCGGCGGCGTCTTTTTTCTGCTCACGGTGCTGTTCCTCCCACAACCGGCTCAACTCCACCGCCATTTGCGCCTGCACACGAAGCCCATCGGAAATGACTTCCAAAATATCGGCCCCCTGCACCTGTTTGACGCAGGCAAAGGAATCGTTGTATCGCGGGGTGTAGCAGTAGAAATACATTTGCTTGCCCAGCTTGTAACTCATTGCGTGGCCGCAAACACCGCACCGAACCTTACCACGCAGAGGCCAATCACGCTTTTTTAACTCGCCATGTTCCACAAACTCCCGCATAGCCGTCTGCGCCCGGTCAAATTCTTCCCGCGTTACGATGCCCTCATGGGTGTTCTCCACGGCGATCCAGTCCTCACGGCTGACCTTGACGGTGTGCGTGTGGCCTACCCTGTCCCGTATCCGTTTTCCGTAAATGTTTTTCCCAAGATAGCGTTCATCCCGGAGAATCTTTACGACGGCGCTGCCGGTCCAGAAGTTATCTTCCAAAAGGCTGGGCCAGCGTGTCCGGGAACAGCCAGCCGCCCGCTTATAAAGCATGGGCGTTGGCACAGTTTCCCGGTTCAGCGCCATGGCGATCTGGTCTGCGCTGTGTCCACTCGCCGCCAGATGAAAGACGCGCCGTACTGTCTCCGCCGCTTCCGGGTCTATGACCAGCCGGGCCTTATCAGCCGGGTCCTTGACATAGCCATAGGGGGCGAAGGGCGCGAGAAAGTCCCCCCGCTGGGCGCGGAACTTCTTCGCGCTCCGTACCTTCCGGGACAAGTCCCGGCTATAAAGGTCATACAGAAGGGCCTTGAAGGAGGTTTCCAGGCTGTCCACATCGGTGGGCCGGATGCTGTCAAAGCCATCGTTGACGGCGATAAACCGCACTCCCAGGAAGGGGAACACGCAGGAAATGTAGTTGCCGACAGTCAGGTAATCACGGCCAAAGCGGGATAAATCTTTGACAACGATACATTGGATTTTCCCGGCCCTTGCCTGGGCGATCATCTCCTGGACAGCGGGACGCTCAAAGTTTTTGCCGCTCCATCCATCATCACAGAACTCGATCACGCTGGTATCCGCCAATTCCGGGGTACGGCTGATAAAAGCGTCCAGCAAATTTCTCTGGTTCGTGACGCTGTTGGATTCAACTTTGCCGCTTTTCCCTAAATCATCATCCTCCGAGGACAAGCGGATATATTTTGCGGTGATAACGCTCATGCGGACACCGCCTCTCCCTCTGCCGCCAGCAGCCGGAGCAGGGCGTTGTATTCGTCCCGGTAGCGCAGAGTGATGGAAACTCGGTTCGCCCCATCAATCTCCACCCGGTCAATCAGAGCGTGAGCCATGGCCTCCGTCAGCGCGGTTTCTTCCTTGAATTGACCGCAGGCGGTAAGCCAGGGGTTTTCCGTGGTCCGCTGCCGCTCGTCCCTCTGCCGCTGTTCCAACTCATCCAACCGGGCCTGCGCCTGTTCCATATCAGAGCGGTACTGCCGCTTCATTTCCGTGTATTCCTGCTCGGTCATCAGCTTGTCAGCGTAATTCTGGTACAAGCTGTCATAGAGCATTTCCGCACGGCTGAAAGCCTGTTTCGCGGCGGCGATCTCCCTCTTGGCCTCCGCCTCCCGGCTGACCGCCTTTGCGGATTTACTGTACTGGCGTACCAACTTGTCCAGATTT